GATCGCGCGAGCCCCGAGGAATGGCTAGGTATAGAAAATTTTTAAGTGGATTTTCTTTCCACTTTCGGGTGGTATTATGGTGGCGAAAAAAAGGACCACAGACATTGGCGAAATCGTTGTAAATACTGACACTTTGGCCAAACTCTTTGGTTTTACTCGGCAACGGATTAATCAGCTTGGTAAAGAAGGCATTTTGGAAAAACAAGCACCCGGTCGTTGGCCGCTTATGAAAAATGTGCAACGGTACATTGATTATCTTCGGACAGGAGCGAAAGACAGAGAGGAAGAAGACGAAGCGCAAGTAAAGTATTGGGAAGAAAAAGCTCTGCACGAAAGAGCAAGGCGCGAGATAGCTGAAATTAAGCTGGCCAAGTTGAAAAACCAAATGCACGACGCTGCCGACGTGGAGTTCGTCATGACGAACATGCTTGTTACTTTCCGAAACCGCATACTCGCGATTCCAGACAAGTTGGCCCCGAGATTACTCGGGGTCAAAAATTTATCTGAGATAAGTGATATTATCAAGCAAGAATTAACGGAAGCATTGACAGAGCTGTCTGAGTACGATCCAGCAATGTTTGCGGGAGGGGGTGAGGATGAAGCAGAAGACGATCAACTTATTCCGGAAGATTCTCCGGGCGGTGGCTCCGCCGCCGAAACTGACGATTAGCGAATGGGCCGACCGATACAGAAAGTTGTCGCGCGAGACATCCGCAGAGCCTGGCCAGTGGCGGACAGATCGAGCCCCATACCAGCGCGAGATAATGGATAGCATCTCGGATCCGAGAATTGAGAAGGTTGTTGTCATGTCATCCTCTCAAGTCGGAAAATCCGAGATCATCAACAACACAATCGGTTATTACATCGACGTGGATCCATGCCCGATGCTGCTTGTTCAGCCGACAATTGAGAGCGCTGAAGATTACAGTAAGCGACGAATTGCACCGATGATCCGAGATACGGAAGTTTTGGCCGCTAAAGTCTCGGATTCAAAAACACGAGATTCGAACAACACAATCTTAATGAAGTCCTTCCCTGGTGGTTTCCTCGCCATCGGTGGCGCGAACAGTCCGGCAGGGCTGGCCAGCCGTCCGATTCGGGTTTTGTTATGCGACGAGGTGGACCGTTTTCCGGACAGTGCTGGCGGAGAGGGTGATCCGATTAAATTGGCGGAAAAACGGACGACTACATTTTGGAACAGAAAAAAAGTGTTCGTGTCAACTCCGACAATTAAGGGCCGTTCCAGAATTGAACAGGAATACGAAAAGGGCACACAAGAGAAATGGAGCGTTGAGTGTCCCGGGTGTGGCAACTATCACACAATCGTTTTTAGTGATATTCGATTTGAATATGAAGTTGTCGATGAAGGCGGCCAAAAAACTTATCTGGTTCATGATGTTGTTTGGCGCTGCCCTTCCTGTTTACAGGAGTTCGACGAATACACAATGAAGCGTCAACCGGCAAAATGGGTGGCGCACAACCCAAAAGCTATTAACAACCGGGTGCGCAGTTTTTGGCTTAATGCTTTTGTAGCGCCTTGGAACTCGTGGGCAGAGATTGTGAAGGAGTTTTTGGAATCGAAAGATGATCCTGAAAAACTACAGGTTGTATGGAACACGGTATTCGGCGAGTCATGGGAAGAACGCGGTGAGCAGATGGAAGAGGATGAACTTATCAAACGCCAGGAAGAATATCCGGCCGAATTGCCGGATGGCGTTTTGCTTTTGACTGCCGGCGTTGACGTACAGGATGACCGCTTGGAATATGAAATCGTAGGCTGGGGGCATGGGCATGAAAGTTGGGGCATTGAATACGGGGTTATCATCGGAAAACCGGACGATCCACAAACAATGCAACAACTGGATGACATTTTGAACCGTGTTTGGAGATTTGCCGATGGCCGAGGCCTAAAAGTGGCTTGCGCCTGTATCGACTCCGGCGGACACTTCACGTCTGAGATTTACAAATATACCAAGCAACGCGAACACAGGCGGATTATTGCGGTGAAAGGGCAGGGCGGTCCGGGAATACCATTGATTCACAAATTCAGCCGCAATAATAAAGAGAATGCGCTAGTGGTTTTACTCGGTGTTGATGACGGCAAAAGCCGGATTTATTCCTCTCTAAAAGTACAAGAGCCGGGCCCGAAATACTGCCACTTTCCCAAAGGCCGCGGCTATGACCGGTATTACTTTCAAGGTCTTCTGTCCGAAAAGCTTGTGCCTCGGAAAAAGAACGGCGTGACGCGGCTGGTATGGGAAAAAATATCGTCCAGCGCCCGGAACGAGGCATTGGACGTTCGGAACTATGCATTGGCGGCCATGGAGTTGTTGAAACCCAATTACGATGCGCTTGAGAGGCGGCTGAAAGAGACGGATGAAAAGCCGAAAACAAAACAAATCAAATCCCCGGCGACCATCAAGAAACGTTTTGTCAAAAAAGCAAACATTTGGTAGGTGGAAATCGTGGACCGAGAACGGATCGTAAGAGATTTGAAGCGCGTTAAGCAGCGACTGGAACTGTACTACCAAGCCGAGGAGGCGATATTAAGCGGCGCCCAATCGTACCGGATCGGCAGCCGGGAATTGACGCGGGCGTCATTGAAAGAACTGCGGAATGAGATCAGGGAACTTGAGAGGAAACGGGATGAGCTGGAGAACATGCTTTCTGGTTACTCCGGCCGGCGGCGGGCGTTCCGCGTTATCCTGCGTGATCTGTGAAAGGGGTGATAACCATTGTAAAGATCAGTGATTTGGTTGACAGGACGATTGAAACGTTTGCGCCTATCTGGGCGCTCAAGCGTGAACGTGCTCGGGTAACAATGCAGGCGGTCAGAGCATTCCGCAATTCGGGGTATTCGCATAGCGGAGCAAGTACGACAAAGAATTCGTTGCGTGGTTGGATTTCGACAAGTCGAAGCCCGCAAGAAGATGTCGGGAATAACCTTGCGCTGTTGCGAGAACGAAGCCGCGACTTGTACATGTCCGGCGGCCTGGCCGCGTCGGCGATCAACAAAAGCAAATCAAATGTTCTTGGGCCGGGGCTCACGCTTAAATGCCAGCTCAATTACCGGGCTTTGGGGCTTACTCCGCAGCAGGCTAAAGAGTGGGAGGAAAAAACTGAATATGAGTTCGAACTATGGGCGTCATCAAAGATAGACCATACCGGATTGCATGATTTTTACGATTGCCAACGGGTGATGCTGACGGGATGGTTGCTTAATGGGGATTCGTTGGCTGTGGTGAAATATGCCGAGCGACCCGATGTCAAGAATCCCTATTTACTGCGTTTACACATGATTGAGGCTGACCGTCTTTGTACGCCGGATTCATTATCGTCAGCACTAGCGGGCATCGATGGATCGTTATCAATGGAATATGTTGAATTGGATAACGGCCATCGCATTTATAACGGCGTTGAAACTGATTCAAGCGGTAAAGTGGTTGCATATTACATTTGCAACCAATATCCGCAGAGTTTGCTGCCGTCTCGGAGACCCGTTTCATGGCAACGAGTGGAGGCGATAAATTATATCACCGGATTGCCGAATGTGTTGTTTATTGTTCAACCGGAACGGGCCGAACAATACCGGGGAGTTCCTTATCTTGCACCGGTCATTGAAGAGTTGAAGCAAATGACACGTTATACAGAAGCAGAGATTACGGCGGCCATCATTAATTCGTTCTTTACAGCGTTTATCACATCGGAGGGGCCGACGAATGAGCTGCCGTTCGGTGACTCAATCGAAGAAAGTCAACAACTTCAACTGTCTCCAGAAGAACGCCTTAATTCATACGAACTTGGTCCAGCTACAATTAATGTGCTCGGACCAGGCGAAAAAGTCACATTTGGCGAGCCAAAGCATCCCGTTTCTGGATTTGAGCAATTTATGAAGACTATGGCCCAACTGGTCGGTGCTGCATTGGATATGCCTTACGAAATGTTGTTGGGCGTGTTCAATAGTAGCTATTCAGCCAGCCGGGCAGCTCTTTTGCAAGCGTGGCGGCCGTTCCGTGATAGACGGGATTGGTTTGCGTATGAGTTCTGTCAACCTGTATACGAAACATGGTTATGGGAAGCCGTGGCAACCGGACGCATTCAAGCGCCCGGTTTTTTTACTGACCCCATGCGCCGGAAGTTGTGGAGTCAGGCCATTTGGATTGGTCCAAGTCCTGGTCAAATCGACCCTGTGAAAGAAGTACAAGCAGCCGCATTGCGCATCAAGTATCGTTTCTCTACACACGAACGCGAGGCAATGGAATTGACGGGCATGGACTACGACAACAACGTGGATGTACTGCGGCGTGAATACGAAGCCGCAAATGGGTTGCCCGATGTAAACATTACATTGCCTCAAGAAGGAGGTGAGAAAGACGATGCCAAAGAGGATTGATGTCAAAGGGGTAATCATCCCTAACGATTATCAATGGGTGTATGACTGGCTGGAATGGGAAGCTACCAGCCCCAAAAAAGTTGATGAAGCAATTCGAGAAGCCAATGGTGATGAACTAGAGGTCATCATCAATTCCGGAGGTGGTGATGTTTATGCAGGTTCAGAAATTTATACTTTGCTGAAAGAATACAAAGGCCAGGTTACGGTCAAAATCGTTGGGGTTGCGGCCAGCGCAGCTTCTGTCATTGCAATGGCCGGGAAACGGGTATTGATTAGTCCGACTGCCCAAATCATGATTCACAATGTTAAATCTGCCAGCATTGGAGATCATCGAGACCACGCACATGAATCGAGGGTATTAAGAGGATGGGACAAATCAATCGCCAATGCATACCGGCTTAAAACCGGTTTAAGTGAAGATGAACTTCTTAAGTTGATGGATCAAGAAAAATGGTTGACTGCTCAAGAGGCTTTGAAGTTTGGTTTCGTCGACGAGATTATGTTTGACGAGGAAGGAACATTGCAACTTGTTGCCTCGGCTCAAACAGCACAAATATTACCAAAGCAAGTTGTCGATAAAATCCGCAATGAACTATTGAAAAAGAAAGGGGAAGTGCAAATGGATGGATTGATGAACCAAACGGATCCGCAAGTGGCCCAACAACAAAAAGTCGATTCTGCGCCGCAAGCACCTGCCAATATACCGCAAGCACCGGCCAATGAGCCGCAAGCCGCTGCTGTGACGCAGACATTGGATCCGGCTGCGCAAGAACGTGAACGCCTACGGGCGATTGACGAGATTGCGGCCAACATTGATCCGGAGTTGGTGAAGGAAGCGAAGTACGGTCCGAATCCAATGACTGCTGAACAGCTTGCGCTTAAAGCATTGCGGGAAGGCCGGATGAACAACATGGGATTGTTCCATGCTGCCATGAAAGCAAATGCGGCCGCCGGCACAAACGGCGTGCTTCCGAGCAACGTACCGCAGAACAACGAACAGGAATTTGACTTGTCCAACGCTGCCGACTTGAACAAGGTTTTGAACGCTCTCGACGTTGAAGCGGAAAAACAATGGGCGATCCGCCTGATGGGAGGTAGATAACGATGGTCGGATTCGAAAAAGAATTTGGTACCATTCAGCCGAACACGCTTTTCGCCGGTACGGAAATTCCTGCGCTGACGACGAAAGTCACGATTGCCAGCGGTCAAGGTAAGTTACCTGTGGGCGCTGTTCTTGGCGTCGAGGAAGCTACCGGTAAGTGCAAACTGGTTGATAAAAGCGCCAGCGATGGTAGTCAAGTGGCCAAATATGTGTTGGCTGAGGCGGTTGATGCGACCAATCAAGATGTGAACGCTGTTGCATACAAGACGGGGATTTTCAATTATGACGCGTTGGTTGTTGCAGAGGGAGACGACGTTGAAAATCACACGGAAGAATTGCGGGCGGTAGGAATCCACTACCGCAAAAATTATTGAGGGGGTATGAATGGTGAAAATCACGGCAAGCGAACTCAAAAAATTCTTCGGTAATATGGGTTTTGGTCAAAGGGGATTTGCTGCCCAAACTCAAACGACCGGTGGACAAATTGATATCTATCAGCCCCAAACGATGCTGCCGGCGTTCAACAAGCGGATGCCGGTAACGACGTTCCTGTTGCAAACCTTTTTCCCGAGCTTTGCGACGTTCGACACGAAAGACGTGCTGGTGGATTTCGTGAAGAACAAACAGAGGGTGGCGCCTTTCGTGGCCGAGGGGAGCAATCCGGTTAATATCAAGAAAGACGGATACCGTACGCAACGTTATGAGGCGCCGTATATCAACTTGGCCGATCCGTACGACGTATCATTGCTGCAATCCCGCCTGCCTGGCGAAGCGATTTTCAGCGGCCTATCTCCCGAGCAACGCCAGCTGTATTATCTTAACGAAAGCCGGCAGACGCTGGATGACATGATTACCCGCCGAGAAGAACTGATGGCTGCCGAATTGTTGCAAACCGGAAAAGTTACTATCACCGGATATGTAGATGATTCGGCCACGCAAGTTCGGACCGATGTTGTGGATTATGAGTTGACGAATATTGTAAATTGCACCGGTAGCGACCAATGGAATCAAGCCGGTTCTAAAAAGTATGAAGCACTTGAAGCTGCGGTAATCATGGTGCGTCAAGCCGGATATAACCCGACGGTGGCTATCTTTGGACAAGGCGCTTGGAACAACTTGCGGCGTGACGATGATTTCATGTCAAAATACATGGATATTCGTCGTGTGGTTTTTGGAGAAATCAATCCGCAGTTGAACCTTAATAACGGTAATGGATATATGTACATTGGTCGTCTGACGGAGCTGGGACTGGATCTTTATGTTTATATGGCTTGGTACTGGGATGATGAAACGCAACAACTCAAGCCGTACATTGACGATGACAAAGTGATTGTAGGCACACCTGGTCTTGGTGAGTTTTTGTACGGTGCGAACACCATCATCCCCGAGAACTCGGACAACTTCACCACTATCCGCGGCCGGCGGGTTACGAAAATTACGGTGAACCGAGATAATGACACCAAGAAACTCATCATGAAATCCCGGCCTCTGCCGAAGCCGTTTGATGTAGATGCTTGGGCCGTAATTAATACAGTGGCTGGTGGTGCCTAATGCTGTATAAAGTGGTAAAAGGCGCCGTCATGTATGACGGCAAGTTACATCGGAAAGACGTAACATTAGAAGCGGACCCTCTGCACATGAAAAAACTTGTTGCAGAGGGTTTTGTTGTACCCGTTGAAGCTGATGAGTTGCCGGGAAGTGCTGTTCCGATCGAATCAGATCCAATTGAATCCGATGACCAAGAAACTGTTGAGCTACCAACGCCGGAAGAGTTTGCGGCAATGAAAGCCGATCAGCAAAAGAAACTCCTTGCAGAAGCAGGTATTGAACCGGCATCCAATGCGGAGGGGCGGATGGCTCAGTTCATGCAACTGTATGAATCCGCGGATGAAGAATGAACTTCAAAGAGCAGCTTGAGAAGGATTTGAATGCCTTCATAAACATTGATGAATTTGCCGAAATCCATAACATCGATGGTCGTGAGATTCCTGCCGTGGTCGATGAAGACATCTTCAAAGAGCGGCCACGGCAGCCGTATGAATTGTATCTTGCAAACGAAGGTGTGTATGTAGATACTATTACGCTTTTTGTGAGAATGGCTGATTTGGGTGAACGTCCGGTTATCGGTCAGCATTTACGGGTGGATGGGGAGCGTTACATCGTTGCCAATTGCTCGGAATCAGCCGGCATCTTGGAAATCACATTGGAGGCGAACCGGGCGTGATTGAACTGAATACGGAGCAGATCGAAAAAGCAGAAAAGGCGCTAATTCATATTCCTGGCGCGGCGCCGAAGGCCATGTCAAGGGCAATCAACCGGGCGGCTGAGGCGGCCAGGACGGCGGCGGCCCGGGAGGTACGACGGAAGTATTACATCAAGTATCATGAAATTCTCAAGACGATCAACATTAAAAAAGCCGATCCATCTCATCTTGTTGCCAACGTGATTTCGCGTGATACGAGGCGGGAACTTATTAACTTTAGGGTACGACCAAACGAACCGAGGCACAAACGTCCCCCGCGTGTATTGCGAGTGGCGGTAAAAAAAGAAGGTGGATTGAAGCCATTGCCGCCGGCGTTTGTGGCAAGAGGAAGTTCAAGTGGAAAATTGCATGTGTTGATGAGGGTTGGTAAAGCAAGATATCCGATCCATATCAAATACGGACCATCTGTTCCTGAAATGATGGGGACGGATGATGTTGCGCAAGCGGTGGAGGAACGAGCGTTGGAAGTTTTGGATAAACGGCTTGAGCACGAGATTGAACGGATATTGAGGGGGCAAGCAGATTGAAACCGGTGGAAATGACACCAATCGACCTTGTTGACAGGTTGATTGAAGAAATAAAAGTGATTGTAAAGGACTTTCATTTGGACACGAATGTTCCAGGCGTAAAAAAGGCTCCGCAAGTAATAAGTGGCTATCTTGGGGAGAAAAAGCCTGGCGCAAAACAAGACCCACCGGATTTCCCGTTTGTCATCGTTCGTTACCTTGAAGATAACGACGACGGTCAACAACACACTGCCAATATTCGTATTCTTGTTGGAACGTACAGCGAGGATGCGCAAAATGGTTGGCGGGATACTTTGCAAGTGGCGACACGAATCAAAAACGAGCTTTTGAAAAAGAGATTTATTGGTCCATTCAGCATTGAATACCCAGTGAAAATGGAGCTATACGAAGAACAACCATGTCCGGAATGGGCAGCGAGCGTGACTTTTTCTGTTTCCATGCCAAAAGTCCAAGAGGAAGGGGTGTTGACAAGTGGCCTCTAAGAATACGGAGACCAAAGAGCAAAAGACTGAAAAGGTCGCTGAAAATAAACATGAACAACAGTGGATTTACTGCGGACCGGACTTTTTGAAGGCGGGTCTGAACCGGTTCACGGTTTTCCGTAAAGTCATCCCCAAACATATCGAAGCTCACTTTGAAAAATGCCAGGCCATGCGCCGGCTTTTTGTTTGCCCGAAAGATTTGTCCAAAGTGTTGGCCGCAATTGAGACGAATGGCACGCCGGAAAACCTTTGGTTTAAGCAAGTTGTACAGTACATCCAAGGCAAAGGAGGGGCTGAATGATGGCCTATCGCCACGGGGTTTATGTATCCGAGGTTCCAACGTCTGTTTCGCCGCCGGTTGAGGCATCGGCCGGGCTGCCTGTGGTCGTTGGGACGGCGCCAATCCATTTGGCCGAAACGCAAGAGTACGTCAATAAGCCGCTGTTGGCTTACACTTACGAAGAGGCGGTAAAGGCGCTGGGGTACTCTGCAAACTGGAAGAATTACACCTTGTGTGAGGTAATCAAGTCGCAATTCCAGTTGTTCGGAGTAGGTCCGGTGGTGTTTATCAACGTTTTGGATCCGGCGAGACATAAGAAGAGCGTTACGGCGGAAACAGTTAATCTTGATGCCAAAGGGCAAGCTACGTTGCAAAAAGATGGGGTGTTGCTCTCAACGGTAAAAGTTAAATCGTCGGACGGCCAAACTACCTATGAACGGGACGTTGATTACACGCTGGCATTCAACGACAAAGGTCAAGCTGTCGTCGCTCGTATTCCTGACGGCAACATTCCGGCTGGCGCCTCTCTCAACGTTGATTATGACCATTTAGATGCGTCTGCTGTGACTGCCGCTGACATTATCGGTGGTGTGGATGGAGTAACAGGTAAGCTGACCGGTTTAGAGCTGGTAAATGCGGTGTTCCCGCTTTTCCGGTTGGTCCCGGGTCAAATCTTGGCACCGGGATGGAGTCATGACCCGACGGTGGCAGCGGTAATGGTGGTCAAAGCATCAAATATCAACGGTTTATTCAAAGCCGTCGCTGTCACGGACGTGGATTCGTCTGCTGTCAAGCGATATAGTGAAGTGCCAGCGTGGAAAAACGACAACAACTATACCAGCTCGTATCAAGTGGTATGCTGGCCGAAAGTGAAGCTTGGCGATGAAGTTTACCACTTGTCAACGCAATTTGCTGGCGTGGTAAGCCTGACTGATAGCAACAACGATGATATTCCGTATGTAAGCCCGTCAAACAAAAATCTGCAAGCAAACGGCGCTGTGATTGACAGTGGGGAAGAAGTAACCTTGGCTCCCGATCAAGCATCCTACATCAATGGGGAAGGAGTTGTCACAGCGCTGAACTTTATCGGCGGCTGGAAACTTTGGGGGAACCGTACCGGCGCGTATCCGGCGATCACGGACGTCAAAGACTCGTTCATTGCTGTTCGCCGCATGTTCAACTGGATCGCTAACACGCTGATTCTCACGTATTGGCAACACGTTGATGATCCAACTAACCGTCGATTGATTGACACGGTTGTGGACAGTGTGAATATCTGGTTGAATGGCCTAACTGCGAGAGGGGCATTGTTGGGCGGGCGTATTGAGTTCCGCCGAGACGAAAACCCGGAGACAGATTTGCTGGATGGCATTGTCCGGTTCCACATTTTTGTTACGCCGCCGGTTCCTGCGCGGGAGTTCGATTTCATCTTAGAGTTCGACGTAAGTTATTTGCAGTCGCTGTTCGCGGCTTAATTGGGGGTGAGTAACATTGCCAGTGAACGTGATTCCTGAACGTCTCAATGACTTTCGGGTGTATGCAGATGGAACTACCGATTTGCTCGGTGTGGCCAATATTGAATTGCCGTCTTTTGAAGCATTAACGGAAACCGTCAGCGGCGCCGGAATTGCCGGGGAATACGAATCGCCTGTGATCGGGCATTTTGGAAGCATGAAGCTTACCCTGAACTGGCGTACTGTTACAAAAGATTCATTGAAGCTTCTTCGGCAACGGGCTCAACGCTTAGATTGCCGTGGTGTTTTTCAAGAATATGATGCTGCATCCGGATCGCACCGATTCCCGCAAGTGCGTGTTGTTGTTCAAGGTCTGCCAACAACGTCATCTTTGGGAAGCTTTGAGAAAAACTCTGCATCGGATGGCAGCACGGAATTGGAAATCCTCTACATCAAAATTGAAATTGACGGTAAAACCGTAGTTGAGCTAGACAAGCTCAACTATAAATTTGTCGTCGATGGTACTGATTATTTGGCTGGCATCCGTAGAGGGCTTGGGCTGTGAGGTGAGACAAAGTGCAAAAAGTCAAGTTGTCGGAACCAATCCATGTTGACGGTAAAGAGATTAAAGAAATCAATTTGAACCTTTCGTTGCTAAAAGGCAGGGATATCATCGCGGCTGACCGTGAGGCCAGGATGCATGGCGTGACTGGTCTTAATCCGCTTTTTACTCAAGAAGGTCTTTTGATTGTTGCTTCTAAAGCCTGCGGTATCAAATACGATGATTTGTTACAATTGAGTGCTCCAGATTTCATGGACCTTACCATGCGAGTGCAAAATTTTTTAATGGGCTTGGACTTGGCGGTGCTGGAGACGATAGAGACGCTGTCAAGTCCCTCCGAAAATTAATACTTACCTTAGCAATTAAAACAGGAACTTCTATTGACACGTATTTGGATATGCCGATAGATGAATTGGACGAATGGGTAAATGCGGCGGATGAAGTGTTAAGAGGAGGCAAGTGATATGGCCAGAAAAGTTTTTGAAATCAGTTTTAATATTGCTGGTAAAGTTAACAACACATTTCGGGCTGCATTTTCCTCCGCCGCAAGGGAGCTTGACCGGTTAAAAGAGGTCTCAAAAGAAGTTCGGACAAGTTTAAAGGACCTTGAGAAGCAGTACAAAAGCGGAGCCATTTCCGCTGAACAATACCGGACAACGCACCAAAAGCTGACACAACAGCTTGAAAAATTAGAGAGAACTCAGGAGCGCATTAATAGGCTGGAAAGACAACAACAATTATTAAGGCAAAAAAACAGCGAATTAGCGGGGCAGTTGGCTACTACCACGGCCATGGCTGCCCCGTTTGCTTTGGCTGTTCGGTCTGCTGTCCAATTTGAAGATGCCATGCTTGGCGTTGCCAAGCAGGTGGAAGGTGCAAGGGATGAAAGCGGCAAGTTGACAGCGGTTTATTATGAGATGGCTGAGCAGATTAAAGCACTTGGCCGCGAAATACCAATTCCAACAACTGAGATTGCCGCCATGGTAGAAGCTGGCGCCAGGATGGGGATACCTCGTGAGCACTTGATTGGTTTTACTCGAGAGGTTGCAAAGATGTCCACGGCATTTGAAATGTCTGCGGACGTTGTCGCTGACCAAATGGGTAAGATTGCAAACGTCATGCAAATTCCCATTGAAAATATTAGAGATTTAGCAGATACGATTAATTATCTTGACGACAATTCCGTATCAAAGGGACCAGATATCATCGAAGTTCTACAGAGAATTGGAGGTACTGCTAAGCAAATTGGAATGGATGCGCATCAAGCCGCAGCTTTGGGTTCCACCTTTTTGTCATTGGGAAAAAGAGCAGAGGTTGCGGCCAACGCCGCAAACGCATTGATGCGCGAACTGGTTATTGCTGAACAACAGCCTGATCGTTTCCAAAAAGGTTTGGAAATGCTTGGGATGACAGCCAAAGAGGTTAACAAAGGAATGGTCAAAGATGCACAAGGTACCATTTTGCGGGTTCTGGAGGCGATAAATAAACTCGAAAAAGAACGTCAAACTGAAGCAACTACATTACTGTTCGGCAAAGAATATGGCGATGACGTTGCAGCGCTTGCGGGGGCTATCAATGAATATAAACGTCAAATCGAGATGTTAAATGATGCTCAGCGTGTCGGTTCCATAGACCGGGAGTATGAAGCACGACTGCAATCTACATCTGCGCAATTTGAACTACTAAAGAACAGTGCAATGGAGCTAGGGGTCAACATCGGCACGGTACTTTTGCCACCTCTCAATGAGCTCGTGAAAAATCTCGCTGACCTTTCCCAAAAAGTGGCGGATTTTTCAAAGGAATATCCCGGTTTGACAAAAGCGATTGTTTTGGGTTCAGCTGGACTTCTCACTGCATCGGCTGCTTGGATTGGATTGCGGCTGGCAATTAACAGTGTTCGTTTGGCAGCAACAGGCGTTAAGAAATTTTTGGCGACAGGGGAAGCCGGCGCTGCAACCAAATCTGCACGGAAAACAACGAAGAAGGTTAGCGGGGGAGGAAAAACTCCAAAAACTGGAGGAAAACTTTCCTTAGGAAAAGTTGCCGGTGCAGGTGGGAAGCTTGCCGGGAGAGCTACGTTACCGCTAATGCTTGCTTCCGAAATCGCTAGTATCGCAATGTCAAATGACAAGACAAAAGCTACAGCACAAGCTGCCGGTGGTGCTGGCGGTGGACTGGCCGGCGCAAAAATGGGAGCTTTAATTGGCTCGGCCATTGCGCCCGGAATCGGAACTGCAATTGGCGGTTTCCTCGGCGGAACAGCAGGTTATCTTGTCGGACGGTGGGCAGGCGGAAGAGCTACTGACTTGGCAAGACAGGGAGCACCTGCTCAAAGTGAGGTTGTCAAAAAACAGGAAGAATTTGAAAGAAAGTTAACGGAGACATCGAACAAGTTGACGAATACGCAACAAAGCGTTGTTAGATTGCAAGGCTCGTTCGACGACATGACCAAAAAGCTTCAACAAGCTCAGGGTGGTATCGGGACGACAATCATTCATCTCAACTATTCACCGAACGTGAACGTCCAAAACCAAGAAATCTCATCGATTCTCAGACAAGACAAAGACGATCTGATGCGTCGGCTGGAACAGCTGAATCACCAACGCAGGCGGGTGGCATACAGTGGCGGATAAGACGTATACGACCATCCAAGGTGACACGTGGGATGCTATTGCGTTTCGGATGTTTGGCGACGAATACTTAATGCACCACTTGATTGATGCAAATCCGCAATACCGGGAGATTGTTGTATTCCCGGCCGGCGTCCGATTGGTTGTGCCGGAAGTGCCGGAAGAGGAAACCGTCGAGCTTCCGCCGTGGAAGGTGGATGAAGGCGAATGAACACGGCCAGGGCAAAGTTGCATCTTACGTATCAGAAAAAGGACATTACGGAGACTTTGGACAAATACATTCTAGGTTGGACGTATACAGACAATCTCAGCGGCCAGGCCGACGACCTACAAATTACCTTGGAAGATACGGCGCAACTTTGGATTGGACCGTGGATGCCGGAAAAAGGCGCTGGCGTCACGGCAAAAATCGTGCGTCAAAACTGGGAACAGGAAGGGGTCGCAGATACGCTGCCGGCCGGGTATTTTGAGATTGATGAAATCGACATGACGCTTGTCCCGTCGGTTGTCACCATCAAGGCATTATCCGTGCCACAGTCCAAATCTTTACGTGGACAACAAAAAAACCGTGCGTGGGAAAAAACCAAGTTGTCTGTGATTGCACGGGACATTGCGAAGAAAAGCGGCCTCAAACTTTTCTACGATGTCGACGACGACCCGGAATATGACCGTGTTGAGCAGACCGGGGAGACGGATTTGGAATTCCTTTCGCGGCTTTGCAATGATGATGCGTTGGCTTTGAAAGTGACCGGGACATCAATCGTCATCGCGGATGAACAGAAGTATGAGAAAAAAGCTCCCGTCGCGACGATTCGCCGGCGAAAAATCGTCAGATACGATGAGGAGCTGAAGAAAAACGTAACTGAGTACGCCCCTCCCGAGGTTTTATTTAAAGGCAATGTATCAAAAACGGCGGTCAAGAGCTTCAATGCCAGAACAACCATGCAAGGGGTATACCGTGCTTGCAAAATCGAGTATCACAACAAAAAGAGCAAAAAGAAGCTGCAATATACTTTCACGCCGCCTAATCCCCCAAAAACCGACCGTATCCTTTACGTGAACGAACGGGTGTCCTCTC